TGGTGTCCACCAAAAACAGGTGGACACCATGCCGCTAGCTGGAAGAACCGGGGAGGTGTGTTGGCCAGACGCTTACGACGGAATGGCATGGCCGTTGGGTCATCTTCGAGTCCAGCCACACGGGCCTTCTCACGGGCCTCCAGGCGCATGAAGGAGCCCGCAAAGGAGTTGGGCTCACCCGCCTCACCATAGCGAGCCAGGATGTCGGATGTGTCCATCCAGCGACCATCACCGTTCACACCACGCTCACCGTGGCGCCCAAGGTATGCCTCCATCTCCGTCTCATCCATCTCAGCGAGGGACCGTGAAGGGGGGAGCATGTCGTCATCGAGTTCGACATTGCGGTGACTAAGGCCACCCTCACCATGACGACTTAGGACATCCTCAATCATGGAGTCGTTAACTTCGCCTCGAAGGCCAGCATCACCCTCCCAATCCTCAGCGTAGCCACGTTGTACTTCAGGTGCGTCCCAGGAGTTCTTCCCAGGGCGAGCCCCAAGGGCACCGTTGAGGGCACCCCCGAGTAATGCACCACCGGCGATGGCCATGCCGATGTTGTCCTCACGGCCTGAGACCTTAGCGGCCCCATGCTCCGAGAAGCCACCCACGGCACCACCCACAGCAGCCCCACCGACCACACGGCTCGCTACGCCTGCCCCAGCGCCCCTCGCGGGGTTCACCAAGGTCCAGGGGTCACCGACCATACCGGCAGCGCCACCAGCGATCTGAGCCCCGATGCCCTGCTCCCGAGCTTCCTGCTCAAGGCGCTGGTTCTCCAGGGCAAGCTCAAGGTTCTCATCGAGATTCGAGCGGTAGCCACGGAGGACCACATCGTAGAACTGCGGGTCGAGCCCTGAGGAGCGGACCTTCTCGTAGTCCTCATCGGTCCAGTCGGACAGACGGCCACCCTCGAAGGGGTCATTGAAGGCGTCACGCATCCGTGTGTATGCCTCCGTGAAGTCGAACTCCTCGCTCTGGGTAGCAGCCCGGATGGCCACACCCAGCTGAGACAGCTTGACCTCGGCGGATGCAGCCTTACCGGTGCCCTCGAAGATGCCCTTGTCGGTCTCATCCTCGGTCTTGCCGGTGGTCCGGTAGAGTTCCTCAGCGAAGGTCGGAGCCTTGGCCGGAACGTCCTTCCCGGTGATGCTCATAGAGGCCACGCCAGGAGGGGCATCGCCCAGTTCCTTGGCTTGCGGTTCCATCCCAGCGGGGGCCTCAAACCCGCTTGAGTCCTTTACGAAGCCGACCAGCTCATCGCGCCGACCCGTGGTAGCCACATCGGCCATCTTGGCCATGTAGTTGCGGCCCTCCTCGGAGACCCCAGAGAAGTCCCCACGGTCATACGCTTCGAGCTGCTTTCGGCCCACGGGGCCAGCGCCCTGGTTGTACATCAGGAGGGCCTTGAGTTCGTCACCACCAGCGGCCTTGAGGTTGTCCTTCATGTGCCGAGCGGCTGCGTCGATGGACTTGGCCGGATCGTAGAAGTCCTCATCACTGAGGAGGCCATAGGCTTTCCCGGTGGCCTTGGTGAACTGGCCGATACCACGGGGGCCGGTCGGGCTCTTGGCTTTCGGGTTGAAGGAGGACTCAGCGAATAGCTGCTTGTGCAGGAGGTCATAGGAGACCCCGTGGGCATTGGCTGCATCCTGAATCAGGGAGTCGAAGGGACTCCCCTGGGCTTTCACCTTGTCGTAGTCTTTCATTGGCGGTTACCTCTTGAGTTAGTCGGGTTTGTCCTCGAAGCCCATAGCACCCTCAAGGGTTCCGGTGGATGGTCCGAGGTCCTTGAACGGGCCAGCCTTACGGCGTTCCTGTTCGGCCTTGTACTTGTCGATCTTCTCGCTGGAACGCTTGGCGCGATCCTGCTGGGCACGGCGGGCATCAGCTTCCTGGCGCACCTTCCACTCCTGCTGGAGCATCGCTGGGGTAATCACGAGGTTCCCAAGGGAGCCCATCGAGTCGCTCAAGCGGATGCCCTGGGGCGTCTCGGTGATCGTGATGTCGCCCTCGTTGATCCAGGGCTTTGCCGCAGCGATCTTGCGGATGTTCTCGTTGAGCAGGTCCTGCCCCTGGCGCCAGCTCTGGGCGTTGTTCGGATCGACCATGAGAGTCCGCTTCTGGACGGCACCCACGGTGTTCTCATCGCCCTTCGGCCCGGTGGACTTGAAGCTCACCGAGGACTTGTCGAGCCATGCGTTGACGGTGGTGCGGGCCGATGCCTCATCCCCTGTGCGGAACAGCTCGGACTCATAGAGGGTCCTGGCGGCAGTCCGCAGGTTGGTCGGCATGTAGGGGAGCGCGGAGTCGGAACCACTGAGCAGGGTCTGCCACTGGCGGTCCTGCATGATCCGCTCCTCCTTGGAGAGTCCCTTCTTCTGCCGCTCGGCGTCCACGATGACCTCCAGGCCCATACCGGATCGCTCCAGTAGGCTCAGGCGCTCAGCGAGAGCCGATTGCTCCGGGTAGAGGGACGCCATGATCGCTGGGTCAGCCGCATAGACCCGCTGGAACTCACGGAGCCGAGCGGTCGTCTCGTCGTTAATCTCAGCGGACTGCGAGATGACCAAGCCGTTGAACTGGTTCACAGCGTCAGCCGTGAGGGTCTCGAAGTGCTTACGGAACGGCCCATTGGCGTGATCCGCGTTGAGCAGCTTCAGCTTGTAGGCGTCACGGGCTTCCTCGGGGATGTCCATACGGTCGATGTCGCGCAGCTTCCGTGCGGCGAAGTTCGCAGCGTCCTCCTCCTTGAACTCCCCAGTGGCCTCGTTGGTCTCGAAGCTCCGGTAGTCCGTAGAGGTGTTCTCCCCAGCCATGCGGGCCTCATAGGCTTTCTCGAAGGCGTCCAGGCGAAGGTCCGCTTGGGCCTGCTTGACCATGGCCTCAGCCCGCTTGGCGGTGTCCGCATTGATCTGCCCCAGGAGGCGCCCACGGGCAGCGTCGAGGGCTTGGGACTGAGCGGTAACACCATCCCCCGGCTGCATCTTGTAGAGCTTCGCCTGCATCCCAGAGAGAGCCGCAAGGCCCTTGTGTGGGTCAGGGTTGGCGAGGGCATTCTGGATACCGAAGGTGAACTCTTGGGTCAGGTACTTGTTCCGGTTGAACTGAGCTTCCTGGGCCTTGACCTTGTAGTTCTCCAGCACCTCGTTGCCCAGCAGGTCCCTGATCTTGATCGGTCGCCCGTAAAGGTTCACCGACTGCTCACCCACGGTCTGCATGAAGACTTCAGCCCCAGGGTTCCCCACGTTGTCAGCAAGGGCCTGACCGAGTGCCGTCACGGCCATCTCAGGGGTTGGCAGGGAGCCCGACTGGAGGCCCTGATTGAAATACTCAGCGAACTGAGCGGGACTGCCCTCGGTGCGAAGGAAGCCCTCATCAGTCATCATGGACCCCAGGTCCGACACGGCCTCCATCTGGGCAATCGCCTGGGTCTGCTCGGAGAGCTTGCGCCCGTGGAGGTCATAGATCGCAGCCTCGCGGCTCACGATGTCGGCATTGAATCCCCGCTGATACGCTTGGTCGGCATGGTCCACACCCACGGCTTCAGCGTAGGAGCGCGCCTTGTCCTCCAGGCGGGTCTTGCGGTACTCGATGAGCTGCTGGCGATCCTTGAACTCACCACGCTCGATCTTGTCTCGAATCTCCGACTCGACCTCGAAGGCCGCATTGCGACCCGTCTTGAACCGCAGGGCCTCCATGGCATCAGGATCGTCCTGATACAGCAGGGTCCCGTTGGCCACAGCCTCCCGTCGCTGCTCGGGGGTGAGCTTGCGGATAATCTCGTTGGAGCGTTCGTCAGCACGGTCCATGACCTGCTTGCGGTAAGTCCCGTAGAGCTGCCCAGCGGACTCCGCGAAGTTGCTGAAGGCTTGCCCCAGGGAGTTGTCCACTTGCTGCGTCTGGATGTTGGCAGCGCGATAGCCGAGCCGCCCGGTCTCCCGTAGGCGCTCTACCCCGGATCGCTCCTGGGACTCTACCGCTTGGTTGATTGTGTTGCGCATTTAACCTCCTGCCGCCTTGTTGGCGTTCATCTGGCCCTTAATTGCCGATCCCTGGGCGTACCCACTGACCCCGGCATTGACCACGTTTAGGGCCTGAGCGACCTTCGAGGTACGCAACACGGGGTTGCTGCCCTTGAGAGCTGCCTTGGTGTTCTCTACGTTGCCCACTTGGTTGGCGAAGATGGTCTGGTAGTCGCGCTGGTAGTTGTCCATCACGCCCACACGCTCACGGTCGGTCTCAGCCTGGGTGACGCGCTTGATGCGGGACATGGAGTTGCCAGCAATACCGGACTCCCCAATGGCTGCATTGAGCAGCCCACGGTTGCGTAGGGACTTCAGGTTGATGTCGGTGAGCTGCTGCTGGGCTTGGTCGTACTTGTCCTTGGCTTCCAGGGACAGGTCGGCGTTCGCCATGGTCATCTGCTTGACCATCTGAATCTGGCCCTTGCGGCGGGAGTCCTCAGCGGCACCCTCAGCCTTGGCCTGCCCGTGGGCGGACATAGCGGCTCCCGCCACAGCCATAACGGCCATAGTGATGGAGACTGGTTCGCACATTGCGTTTCTCCTATATGTAGAACTGAAGGAACTCGTGGCCGTTGACCTGCTGGATTACCCCGTCGAACTCGGCCCCGAGGGCCTTGAGTAGCTTTCGGTGTTTCCAGTTGAGGCGGGACACGATGTTGGTGAAGTGGAAGTGATCCTGGGGGCGCTGCCGGATGGCCTGCCGTTTGATCCGCAGGAGATGGGCAGCGAGCAGCCAGAACATCCGGCGCTTGTCGCCTACGCTCAGGCGCTCAGCGGTTCGCGTGTGGACGAACCAGATGATTCCACCTTCATGGCCACCCACAGCGAGCACACGGCCCAGCATGTCGGTGATGGCATGAGTCGTCCGGTCTCCTGAGGAGGCCGTCAGGACATCTATCGGGTCCCGTCCGGGTAGCATCCGATCCATCTCCTCACGGTCGCTTTCAGCGAGATCGAAGCCAGCCAGATAGAGGTGCGAGTAGTTGGCTTTGTGTAGCCGCATTGTGTTTTCTCCAGGCAAAAAGAAAGGGACCCGAAGGCCCCTTTGAGTGAGTGTTAAAGTCCAGATGATCGTCGGAGGTAGTTGCCCTCCCAGCCAGACCCGATGATGTTCACCGGGACAGGCGCCGAGCTGAACAGGAAGACCTCCTGCCGCCGAGCGTCCCCCGTGATGGGAAACTTGAACTGCCCCGTGCCAGCGCTGAGACGGCCCGCCTCTATGGATGACCCGAGGTTTCCACCGGCCATCGTGTAGGTGAACTGGACCGAGCCGTTGTCCACCACGATGTCGAAGGCACCGGAGGTCTCGTAGTTCACCCAGGCGCGACGAAGCTGCAACCGCCCGATGTCCTCGGTGGTCGTTGAGCCATCGTCAGCAGACTGCTTGATGAGCAGCTTCGAGAACCCATAGGTGAAGGTGAACTGTCTCCCCACGATGAACTTGCGAGCCCGCTGGTCCCCGTCGAGGTACAGCAGCCCGTCACCCGTCCAGCCACCCTCAGGGCACTTGTGGAGCCTGAAGTCGCCATCCTCACCAATGGTGTAGAAGTCCCCAGCCCCAGGGGTGAACCCGTATGTTTCCTTGAGGTTGATCGTGGTGAGGTAGGTGTTGTCATCGAACATGGTGGGTTGCATCTGGACCTTCATGTCAATATAGGTCCGGTAAGGTTCGTGGCTGAAGTCAACCGTGTCCTTGGTGAACTCCACACGCTCCAGGGTGATACCCCCGGCGCGCTTCAGTAGGAGCCACATGAGGGAGCCGATGCACTTGGCCGAGAGGACCTCCACATCGTCGCCCATGTCCCAGTGGGACCACGACTGCTGGACAAGCTGCTCCTCGATGTAGAGGAACTTGTAGATGAACACGACCTGCTTGGCGTTATCGCTCAGTACAGCCACGAAGTTCTCAGTTCCTGATCCATGGATCGAGTGAACGGTGTTCGGGATGTAGTTAGGGACGTGTGCCGAGATGTCCTCAGCCGACTTCACATTGCTCACATCCTGAATCGCGTAGTAGCGCTTGACGGTGCTGTATGAGGCCCGTGGGCTCACGAAGTAGACCCCACGGCCAATACCAAATGGCCGCGCCTTGTCGCTTACATCGAACTCAGTGGTTAGGTCGAGCTGGATGTTCTTGGAGGACATCGGCCCATCCGCTGTGAGGACGAACTGAGCCTGATCGCTCCAGAGTAGAAGCTGCTCAGAGAACGGGACGGCGAACTTCAGGAGAGAGACTCGGTTATGGCTTATCGCAACATCTATAGGGTCATCATCTGAGAGGGCGGCTACGGATGCGGGGAAAAAGTCAAAGTATTTGGCTGTTCTGCTCATCACCACGTTTTCCCCCGAGAGGAACCCGAGTCGATTCCTGAAGAAGAACACATCACTGATCGTTGCCCCAACAAAGGAAGGCATCGGGTTCGTGTCGTCGTCCCCAGCAGAGCGACCCCCCCAGGCAAGGGGCCTGAAGTCGAACTGCCCATCAGCCGCGCGTATAAGCGCATGTGGCATCGTGTCAGGGTTTAGCCCACTTATGATTCCAGGCTTTGCGGTCTCTCTCCACACCATCGCCCCTGCGTCGTACCTGACCCAGTAGTTGTCACCAGATGATGCTTTTTCCCCGGTAATTTCCACGAGGTAGCCATCTGGGGCCTGGGCGGGCAGCTTCGAGAAGGACTGCACTCGGTAAGTGAAAGCGTTGAGTAGTTGATTGGCGTAACCATCCGATGTCGTTATGTTCCAGATTGGCTCGTTGGCTGTTACAAGGACCCATCCGGCCCCTGCGTGGGCAGACCATCCCCACTGGTTCATCCCTTGGTTAATCTGGTTGGCAATGTTGGCTGCGATGGCCTGGGCGTCCGTCTCGTTGACGTGGGCTGCAACAGAGCCGTCTGGCATCACAACGCTGGCCCGTCTGGCGCCATTAATGTCCACAGCCAGGGTCCGTCCGTATTGACCGCCCCGAACGTTGATAACAGCTCTCCTCGATAAGTCTGGGTAGCCTGCGTGTGTGGTCGATGAGCCGATGTCGATTACTCGCTTACTGTTCACGATGAACGTGTAGTCAGCGACCGTGACCATCTTCAGGTCCTCCCGAGGGTTCTCACAGTCGGCATAGCCGTTATAACCACGAACCGAATAGGTGTTCCCCAGGAGGTCCCTTACGGCAATCCCGTTGCCCGTGAAGACCACGAAGTATTGCTCCTGGGCATCCCGGTTGATGAGATGCACAGCAGGCTTGGCGCCCCACATGGCCTCCTCGCCCAGGTACTTGACGAAGGTGGTAGGGGGGCGCTTCTGGAGCCCCTCGGTCTCTGAGGACCACCCATTGATCTGGACGGCTCCCTGGTTGGGGAACCGGAGAATATCCGGCTGCTGGCTGATCCCGCCTTTGAGGTTCTTGACGCTTTGCGATACGAGTCCCATAGGCCCTCCTTAGCGGGTGATCCGTCCGCCCGTCCAGCTATCGCCTTCGAGCATGTTGTGGGCGCCGTAGTCCAGTTCAAACTCCTGAACGGCTCTCCAGGCTTCGGCCTCCTCCTCTTGCAGGGTGGCCTCAACCTCAGCAGCCCCGAAGAACCGGATGTTGAACCGGCGAGACGCCTTGGCGATGATGTAGGTGCGGAACTGAACGGGCATCTCATCGAACGACTTGAGAACGATCAGGCGGACATCCACGGGGGCGTCAAATTGGTCAGTGCGGTTCACTCGGTCGTACAGGAAGCCCCCACGGTTGACGTAGGTGGTGGCCCCACTCGGGGACTTCACGTCAAGGTAGTCGGGCATGTAGTTGATGAGCTTGGAGAACGAGTCCGGGGTGAGCTGTACGCCCTCCTCGATGTTGAACGTCCATCCACGGGACTGGACCTCGGTGTTCACCTTGTTGAGGATGCGCCGAGCGTTCGCTACGTCAGCATTCGAGTCACCCTCAAGGGTGTTCACTGGGGCTTCCCCGATGGCAGCGAGCATATCGTTCACTGCGGCCAGCTCATCGGATGTCTCAAGGTTAGCTTCGTAGCTACGCATGGTTTCTCCTCAGAGTTCTCTTTAACGAAAAAACCCCCCGAGCCCCGTGTTGGGACCCGAGGGGTTCTTTATGTGTGCTGCTTCTTACGGAGCGGCAGGTGCGAACACCAGGGCGCCAGCGGCTTCAGGACGCAGGCCACCGTGGCCCATTGCGTACTTGCCGATGATCTGGTCAGCCTGATACTCAGCACGGCGGGCACGTTCCAGCGCCATGTCCTTCAGCTTCAGGGTGGCCACAGCCGAGCGGTGATTGAACAGACCGACGATGTTGTCCAGGGCTACCTTGACATCGCCACCAGCTACTGCCGGGAAGGCGTGCTTCTGGTTGGTGCCTTCAGCATCATCACCAGCGCCACCCACGGTCAGGTGCGGCACTTCGATAACCTCGAAGCCCATCACGTTGCGGATGTTGCCGGTCTCCGGGTCGATCAGGGCCGCATAGTTAGCCGAGTTCGGCATCAGGGCAGCGAGGATCGCGGAGTAGTTCTCCGGGGTGGTGAAGAACTTGCGGTCAGCGGACGGAACATAGTTCTTGGTCAGCTTGGCACGAGCAGTGGTCAGACCCTTCAGGATCGCGTTACCCAAGGCAGCTTGGTCAGCTTCCAGGGTCGCCTTGTCACCCACGGCCAGGATGGTCGCAGTGCCCAGGCCAGCAATGTTCTCGTTGGAGTCGGCTGGCAGGTTGCACAGCTTGGCCATCTCAGCGAACACAGCGCCGTCAGCGGCCAGAGCCAGAGCTTCACCCAGTTGCGCCGAGTATTCCGAACGGACATCGTAGTGATTCATGGCATCTTCGATGTCATAGATCAGAACGTCCGAGGTCAGCAGGCCGTCGATGGTGATGGTCTTTTCGGCGTGCTTGATGTCCTTACGCTTGGAGTCCAGGCTCTCACCCGGCTTCAGGTAGTAACCCTTGGTGCGACCCATGACCGGGAACTGGGCAGACTTGCCGTTCTGGATGGTGCGGACCATGTGCTTGTCCATCGTTACCGAACGACGAGCGAAAGCGGTGAGGACTTCACCACCGAAGACTTTCAGGAACAGCGCCAGGGCGTCGGTATCAGTGGAGCCCTTGCCTTGGTTCAAACCGATTTGTTGTCCAGCCAATTTGTCTCTCCTTGTGTGGGAACTTTTCGAGCGGGCACAAGGAGTCCTCGGGATATACCCGAAGACCCTTTGAGTGTCCTATTAGTGAGGGTTTTTAAATCAGAACTTGGAGGCGGCTACGCGCTGCTCGACCTTGGCCCGGAAGGCTGGATCGTTGCGGTAGGCTGCGCTGCTCATGTCCTTGACCATCTCGGCGGTGGACGTGTAGCCCTCGGCCTTGGGCGCCTGACGAACCTGAGGGGTCGCTGCGGCTTTCTTGGTGGCAGTACGCTCAGGCGCCTTACCGAGCTTGGCGGTACGGCCCTGGATGCCCAGGTTGATCATCGAACGGACGGCCTTCAGGTCCTGGCGCTCGATGGCGTCCATGAGGGACTCAACGGCATCCGGGGAGCTGGTCTCCATGTGCTTGATGATCCGCTGGAACTTCTCCTGGCCACCGGCATACTCAACCACCTTGTTGACGAACTGCTCGGCTACAGCTTCCTGACCCTGGATGTAGGAGTCGATGAAGTTGCGGGTGAAGCCAGCCTTTTCGAGAGCCTGATAGGAACCCTCGGAGAGCTTGCCGTCAGCCTCGTATTCCGCTTCGATAGCATCAGCCATCTCCGGGGCGAGACCGTTCTGGATCGCCTGACCACGCATGGTGGCGAAGCCCTCGGCGTAGCGCTCGATGGCCTTACTGGCCTTCTCCAGCTCCTCGCTCGGTTCGCCCAGGGGGTCGATGTCTTCCAGGGACTCGTCGCCTTCTTTGGCAACCTCAGGGGCCTCCTCGGTGACCTCAGGGGCCTCCTCGGTGGTGTCCACTTCGGTCTCATCCTCGTCGGCCTGAGTCAGCTCGATGGAGGTGTCACCGTCCCGAGCCCGAACGTCCAGCGCAAGCATGTTCTGCTCGTGCTCTGCCGGGTCACTGGAACTCATCACGGCACTGTTCACGCCGAACTCTGCATAGATGTCAGTCAATTGGTTCTCCTTGTGGTTTAGAAAGACGCCCACGGGGTATCACTCCGCGTGGGAGGTAGAGCCCGTGGGTCTGCTTTTAGTGAGGACTTTTAGCCAGCCAGAGGTGCGGGCTCTACGCCTGCCATACCCATTGCGGCCTGCATGTTCTCCGGGGACTCGGTGGCCTGTGCGGCCAATCCCTGACCGAGGCCAGCGGCTACGTTCTGGCCACCAGCGGCGACCATTGCCTCGGCCTGCTCCCTCGCACGATCCTCTTGGGTCTTGAGGAGACCAGCGGTGTCGATGCCGATAGCGTTGGCGAGGCGCGTCTTCAGGTTGCTCAGGTTGAGGTCTGGGTCCTGAAGCTGTGCCAGAGGGGCAAGCGCGGTGATGAATTGGTTCAGCTTGTCGAGGTCCTGACCACGGCCCAATGCTTCCATGCCGGTGCTCACAGTCGGCTCTACGGCCTGCTGCGGGAGGTCTGGAATCATCGAGGTTGCCTGGAGCTGCGCCAGGAGGACACGCACCATGGGGAGCTGGAGTTCCTGGGAGAGGATAGAGTAGACGCCCCCGAGGGTGTCCTCAAGTTCCCCGGCGACATAGCGAATCTCCTCAGCCGTCACACGTTCGCCACTGCGTTGGACCGCAGAGTTGAGCATGAAGCTGTAGGACAGGCGGGACTCAATGGCCTCGGCTACTGCCTTGGCAACGCTGAAGTCAGCCGTCTTCTCCAGTTGGAGGTACTCGATGTCAGCCTTGCGGCCCGGTACGAAGTCACCCGTCTGGGCCTTCACCAAGCGGCGGACCTGGGTGATCCCGTTGGGGTTCACCATGCCGATGATCTTTGAGGAAATCATGGCGAACTTCACCATGGACTCAGTGAGGTTCTCCAGGGACCGAAGGTCGCCCAGGTACTCCTCGCAGTGGGAGCGTCCATAGTGCTCACCGTCCATCTTGACGTAGCGCACAGGAATCCAGGGGCAAGCGGTCACCGGGTATTGGCCATCGGTGCCGTCCACCTCTTTGCCCTCAATCTCCTCGTAGGACAGGAAGTCTCCGGTCTCATCATCGAGGTAGATGTGGGTGTAAACCTCGACCTGCTCATCAGGCTCCTTGTCACCGTCGATGGTGGCGCGGACATCCTCAGGGAGCGAGGCGTAGGCCACCTTGTCCACTGTGACGATCTGCAGGACGTTCCCGAAGCGGTCACGTTGGCACACGAACGAGCTGAGCTTGTAGAGCTTCGGGGGGTTGTTCTTGCCCTCCTCCGGTGGCGCGATGTACAGAAGGCCATTCCCAGCCACCACCAACTGCTTGAGCAGCTCGAATAGAGTGGGCCGGTAGGAGTTGGACTCCATGAATGCCATCAGAATGCGCTCAACCATCGAGAGGCCAGAATCGACCTTTGCGAGTTCGGTTGGGTTGTCCAGCAGCTCCTTTGCCTGGAACTCACTGATCGTGAGGCGCATCCAGGGAGCCAGGGGGAACAGGGCGAGCATCAGCTTGGAGGCCAGATTGTTCAGCCCTCGGGCGCCTACCGCCTGCCACGGGGTCGTGTAGTCGGTTGAGGCGTTGTCGGATGCTTTGGGGAAAAGTGATGGGATCGTGTAGCTTGCGCAGTTCTCCGCACGGGTTTCATAGGGAGCACGATCAGCGACCAGCTTGTCATAAGTCGCCTTGGCACCATTCTCACCGAAGCCTTTGCGTGCTTCAGCCATGGTGCCTCCTTTAGATGTTCAGACCAGTCCCCGAGGATCGGGCTACGGACAGGCCGCGCTTACCACGGGAACGGGCCGCTTTACGGGCAGCTTCCGAGTCGGCACCATCGGACTCGTTGGCATCTTCCTTGGGCGCCTCAATGTTGGCCGCTGGGGCTGGCGCAGGTGCAGCCTCAGGGGCTACTTCCTTGGCTTTTGGTTCATCGGAACCGAAGACGCCCGCTGGGTCGGCCACCTTGCGGAGAGTACCTGTGACCTTCTTGGCGACCTTCTTGATCTTCTTGCCCATTACTTGAGCCTCCTGTATTTGAGTTCATAACGGCCCTCACCCGAGCGGTGGGTGTAGGCGATGATGTTGAAGCCTGAGCGCTTACCGACTCGCCGGGCCTCCCGCATGAGCTGAGTGCCCACGGGTCCCCTGTAGTCCGCCGATACGAAGTTCCACTGGACCCCGAGGACTTCCCCCACTTGGGAGTCATCATCTGAGGCGACCACGATGAGGCCCACGAGCGTCCCGTTCTGGGTTCTCGCGGTAATCTCTACGCGCTCTGGGAGGTCTTCGATGGAGTCGAGGATGCGGATGCGGGCGTCTTCTACTGAGTCCTGCCAAGTGAACTCGGGGAACTCTGCGATAGCCTCGTCTACGACTTCTCGTCCTGCGGTGGGTTGGTTCTGCGTGAGGTACTCAGTGGAGTACAGGAAGGTCAACGCTTGGCTCGCTTGGCGAGGTTCTTCTTGATCGAGGAGGTGGCGTAGGAGAATGTACCGGGCTTTGAGTAGCCCTTGTCGGTTGCGACTGGTTTAGCCGTACCGTCTCCGTTGTCATCCTTGTCGATCTTGGTGATCTTGCTGTCCTTGTCGGACTGCTCCGCACCAGACTCCTCACCACCGAAGTCGATACCCTTAGGGTCTTCGAGCATCACTGGCTCTGGTGCTGGCGGGTTGGTGTTGACCTTTGGTGTCTTGACCTTACTCTTGAAGCACATGGGTCCTCCTTAGAGTTGACTCTCCTCGTGCCGTTGTTGTTGGGCTTGCTCCATCAGTTCAATGACTTCGCAGGCTGCGTTGATACCCTCGATGAACCCCAAGAGGGCTGCTTCGCTGAAGCCACTACGGCGCAGGTCATCCATGGCACCAATGCGGATCAGATAGGACACGTTGAGACGTGCCTGGATGAACTGGGATGCCTCATGGGGAATCGCTGGGATGTCCTCAGGGTTTTCGAGGTGGTGCATGAGCTGGGTGAGCATTGAGCCCTCCTAAAGTTGATCTTTAAGGTTGAATCACACAGAACCCTCCCTCAGCCCTATTAGTGAGGGCTTTTGGTTGATAGCGGAAGGTTCTGAAGGATTGGCCTTTTATGCAGCCAGGGGATAACGCTCAGAGGCGTTTGGGTGCCACGGGATCGGGCGCATGGTTTCCCAGCAGAAGTCCGTGGTGCGGCAGATGCGGGCCACTTGGGCCTGGACCAGAAGGTCCTCCTCGGTCATTCCCTGCTTCCGTGCAAGAGACGCGATGCACTCCCAGAGGGTTGGTGGCATATCACGGAAAATCTCCGGGTACTCCTCCAGTGTGCAGGAAGTCCAATAAGGAACCTCCTGACCCTTGCGGGGGCCAGACTTCATCACCTTCACGTCCTGATAGAAGAACGTTGGGTTCTGGAGCCACTCCATGATAGGGGTGTCACCCACCTTCTCGCCGCACCCAGGGATGCCACCATAGCCATCCGTGGTGTCACCCTTGATGGTCTGGTAGAAGTGCCAGAGGTTCGCCTCCTCCTCGGAGAGCGTCAGGACCTTGTTCTCGGTGAGCCAGTAGAACCGACCTGGGATGGTCTTGAAGTCCTTATCGCAGCTCACCGGGATCGCTTCGTCCACGCCCAGGTACTCAGGGTGAGTCGCCAGGATGCCCAGCACATCGTCACCCTCAAGGCCGTGCCACTGGAACGTCGCCATGTAGGTCTCGGTGTCGTCCATGCACTCCTGAAGGAACTCGCGGTAGCCGACTGGCTTGCGCTTGCCCTTGCGGTTGGCCTTGTAGGTCGGGAGGACCTGCTTGCGCCAGTTGTCGTTACCGTCAGCGGTCGAGAAGACCATCACCAGCTGGGCATCGTTGAACTCCTTGAGGCGCTCACGGATGCCCTTGATGCTCGCCTGGAGGATCGCTCGGGCCTTCTTGTGGTCGCACTGAAGGGTCCATACGTCCTCGCCCCAGTCCACCTCCTCCTCGGCGGCAGACATAGCGCTGAAGATCAGATAGTCGCCATCCAGCAGGAGGGCAATGCGTTTCTTTTTACTCACGAAAAGACCTCCTTGAGGCGTTGGATTAGGGTGGGTTTAGGCTCGAAGTCACGGCAGGTCACCAGGTTCTCCCGCATGTATGAACAGGAATGGGCGGCGCTCCACTTATCGCCAGTCACCCGGTCAACGAAGTGTTCACGGGTGCGCTCGCACTTGAGGATTCCGTACTGCTCTTTTGAGTGCCTACAGTCCACACAGAATCCGCTCATTGAATCCTCCCGTACTTCTTTAGGAGCCGATGGCCCGCAGCTGTAACCACCCATGTGCCAGAATTGATGCCAGCACCATTAAGGCAAGTAAGGTGTCCTCGGGAGGCGGCTTCGGCCACCAGGGCAGCGTTGTCACGGGCGTAGTTGGACTTGAAGGTCTTGGGTTCCATCTTGATGGCGAACAGGACGCGCAGGTACTCATCCAAAGGGCACCTCCAGCGTCAGTACGGCTTTCACAGGGGTGACCTGAACGGTCTCTCCGCGAGTGAACATGGCCCCATCAGCCAATCGAACTGTTCTAACTTCCCGCGCTTGAGCTTGGTCAAAGGAGCTATCGCAGACCATGTAGGCCACCCGTGCGGTGTCATGAAGGCGCTTCTCCTCCTGAATGAACACGTCCCCGGCCTTTAGGGAACCGAGGGTCGGCTTGGGTGCCGCGATGAACTTCTGCTTAATTTCCATAGTTACTCCATTCGTATTGCCCAAGGTCCACCTTGAGCTTCCGCCCGGAGACGTTCTCAGTGGCGAAACTCATGGAGCATTGGGTGATGTCGATAGCAGTCGTCGGGATAACCCACAGACGGGTCCCGTTTACGATTGCAAGTAGGTCGAAGTCCCCGGTTTCGTAGCGTGTTCGGCCACATCCACCGAGGCGTATTTGAAGGAGGTGCGGATACTTCGGGCTGAAGCGGCACCCAGTCTTGACTTGCACTTTCTTGAAGACACCACCCATCTCCACCACAAAGTCAGATTTACTCTGGGTCATTGCTGGGAAGTAAACGTGGTGCCCACGGGCAGCAAACTGAGAGGCTGCAAACAGCTCTGAGGACGCACCACGGTTGTGGTAATCCATCAGTGGCAATCTCTCCAAGTCCCACCGATCTTTCCTTCGGTGTCCAAGCGGCAGCGGAATGAGAAAACTTCTTGAATGTTGCGCATGGCCTTCTGGCCCATCTCAACGATCAGCTCAGCGGTGGCCATGTCCTTGGCGGCTACCTGAACTTCGTCGTGGACCCAGGCGAGATAGGCGAAGTCGCCATCCCAGCCGTGAACCAATCCGCACTCCTCGGTGAGGATGCGTTCCAGCTCTACGATCCATGCCTTGCAGATGAGAGCCCCTGCCGACTGGAGGAGCGTGTTGAGTGCCGAGTGAGGCGACCGAACGTGGACCTTTCGGCCATCCAGGCCCCTGATCCACCGACGCTTCCACTTGATATCGAACTTCTTGAGCGCTGGGTTCCACGTCTGGCTCTTGAGGAGTTGCTCCTCCAGGGCGTCCCGTAGACCCGAGATGGCTGGGGTGTTGTCGAGGAAGGAGTTCTTCAGTTCCTTGCCGCGCTTCTTGTCCCCACCTACGAACCCGCCGACCTTGGCGTCCCCTGCCCCATACAAGAAGGCATAGATGAACGTCTTGGCGATGGCTCGGCGCGCCTCGTGGTACTCGCTGTGCTTGTCCCGAGGTTCGTCCGGGCAGATGCCAGCAGCGATCCCGTTGACCCAGTGGATGTCCCCGTTGAGGACCGTCTCGATGTACGCACCGCCATCGAAGGGAGCACCGAAGTGTCCCAGGCAGCGCAGCTCAAGGCCCGAGGCGTCAATTCCCACTTGGACCCAGCCTTTGTACTTGGCACCGAACAGTGCTCGGCACTCAGGGCCATACGGCGCAGTCCCCGAGGGAACCTGGGCCATGTTGGGGAACGCATGGGTCGCTCGGCCTGTGACCGCCCCGTTGGGGTTCACTGAGCCGTGAATGCAGCCATCCTCAGCCACCATCCGCATCCAGGCGTTGTCGCCCTCAGCCAACTGGCCGATGCGCTTCTGGATCATCAGGTACTCACGGACAAGCTCGATGCTCGCCTGAGCCACAGGGTCCGCTACGGTCACGCCTTCGAGGACCTCATCGTCCACCTTGGCAGCGCCGTTATCGGTGAACTCAGTGGGAACCCACCCGGCGTCCTTCAGCACCTTGATGAGGTGTGGTCGGCTCGCTGGGTTGAATGTGACGTGCTCAATGGGGGTATAAGGGGCATCCTCCATCGTCTCGCGCTTATCCTTGCGCTTCTTCTTGCCCTCCCCGACCCATATCTTGCCGACCTTTGGGTACTTGACCCGTGGGTACTTGCTGAGCGGCTTGCCGGTCTTCGGGTGGCGGAACTCCTCGCTCCCTCCCTTGGGCGCATACCAGCTCCCGAAGGTGCGGATGAGCTTCATCAGGAGTTCCGAGCGGCGTCCTGCCAACTCCACGAACAGCTTCTCGGCGCCCTTCTGGTCGAACGGGAACCCGTTGCGCTCCATCTGAGCCAGGGTCCAGGCCGCTTGGTGCTCCAGGCGAACCGCTTGCATCCCCAGGGCATCCCCGGAGGTGAAGTAATGCGGATCAGCGAGTAGCTTCTCGAATAGGAGCTTGGTGACCACAACGTCCTGAACGCAATAGTCGAGCATCTCCTCGGTGAAGAACTCCCAGGCATCTTCCTGCTCGCCGTAGGTGCCCTTGAGGACTCCCAGGCGGTAACCCCAAGCCTTCAGGGCGTGGGACCCGAACATCTTCCCTGGGAGCTTCCCAGAGCGCAGCAGGGCACCATCGGTGTCCTTCAGGTTGGCGAAGACCAGACGACTTGCCACAAGGGTGTCGAAGATGCGCTGGCGGGGGATGTTGAGGCGCTTGCCGGTTAGCTTGCGCTTGAGGATGTCGAGGGCGGGATGGTCGTACTTGATGCCGTTGTGGAAGACGATCAGGCCATCAGGCTTAGCGGCTTCGGCTTCCAGGGCCTTGATGTAGGCGAGGACATCATCGGGGCGGTACTTGAGGGTCTCTCCAGTGACAAAATCAATGGTGACCCCACAGTGGAACTTGGAGACGGTGGGCAATAGGCCGTTCGTCTCGATGTCCGAGATGAGCATGGGGCCTCCTATTTAGAAGTCGGAGTTTTCCTCCTGGCCTTTCCAATTGGTTTCTGGTTCGTCATCGTCCCCATCTGGGGTCCAGCCGTAAGGCATCTCCTCCAGCCAGCCGGTGACCTTGTTGTAGGTCATGTATCCAGCCACTCCGGTGTCGCCCGTGAAGCGGCACTTCAGGACTCGGAACAGGACGATATTGGGGAATGCGCCTTGCTGGTTACGCTCGGCTGCGATGATGGTGTCGCTGAGTTGACGCAGTGAGCCGGAGCCTCGGAGGTCGGTGACCATGATCGGTCGGCCTTCCTCGTGGGGCTTGCCCTTCTCTGGGTTCTTCAGGTGGCAGATGACCACCATGAGGATGTCCTGGCCCTTGGCGAATGCCTTGAGCTTGGTCATCAGGCGGTCGATGGTCCTGCGCTCGTCACCGTTGTCATCCATGCCAGACACGACGATGGAGATGTGGTCGAGCACGATGACCCTGGCGCCCTGGGCGTTGACCATGTAGTGCAGCTTGGCCAGCAGGCGGTCCTCTACGGACTCAGCAAAGGAGTCGTACAGGAACAGCTTGTCGCTCTCGAAGATGGCATCGAAGGCAGCATCGAACTGCTCCTCGGTGGTTGCCTCAGGGTTCTGCCGATAGCGGGTCCTCAGGTGAAGCCCTACGATGTCCTGAACGGTCTCCTCGACCGACTCCTCCAGCATCGCCACTCCCACAGGAATCCCGTGGTTGTGGAACCAGTTGTAGGTGTTCTGGCGGACGAAGGTGGACTTGCCTGAGCCGGAACCTGAGGTCACCAGCAGCAGCTCCCCTCCCCGGACATCCTTGATCTTCTCGCGGAGTTCCTGAGGACCCATGATGGGCATCGAGGGGACCTGCTTCTTGTTCTTGATGCGCTCCTTGAGTGACTTCGCAGTGACCACGCCATCCGGTACATACGGAGAGGCATTCCACATGGCATCGAGAACGGCCTTCCCCTGGCCTGCCAGGAGGCACTCGTTGGGGTCCTTGAGGGGTAGCACTGCGACCTTCACCTTGCCAGCCGGGAGGACCTCAGCGGCCTCCGCTACGGCTGCCCGTCCGGGCTCATCCATGTCGAACATCAGGATGATTTCCTCGAACTGGTCGAAGTATTCGTAGTTCGCTGCGCAGACCTTCTTGGCGGACTTGGCGCCCAGGCCAATGGAGACCACGGGGTACTTGCCGCCCTGCATCTGGGCAACCGTGAGGCAGTCAATCTCGCCTTCAGTGACGACGATCTTCTTGCCACCGTTCCAGAGCTGGCGACCGAACAGGCAGGAGGAGTCCAGCTTGCCCTTGGCAGAGAACTCCTTGTCGGCATTGCGGAGCTTCTGGCCGATCAGGGTCCCAGCTTCGTCGTAGTAGTTGGCGATCTGGTACGCCTGCCCGTGGTGCTTGCCGACCCAATAGCCGTACTTCTTGCAGATGTCCACAAGGAGGCCACGCTTCGGGAGGTCCGTGTAGCGCCCCTGCGACTCAGCGAAGCCCAGGCAACCATCAGCAACCTTATGAGGGCGGCGAGTGTTCCCTTCTCCACCATCTCCAGGGACAAAGTGGTCACAAGCGAAGCAGAACTGGTGACCATCGGTGTACAGCGAGTTCGCATCCGACGAACCACAGTTCTCGCACGGGAGGTGCTCAAGGAACTGGCTATCGAGGTCGTCATGGTCAGAACGGGCCATCATCGCCCCCTACCGGGACCTCGTTGGGAAGGACCTCAGCGGTTGCTCTGCGGGGCACCAAGTCGAGGTACTTGCCGAGCATCTTCTGGTGGCGCTCTGGGCTGTAGTCCTGACGAACCGGGACCAGCTTGCCCCAGTGGGCATCACCCAGGAATCGCACATAGGCCCCGTCGATCCCGTGTTGGGTCCCGAGGATGGCGAACTGGTTGAGGTTGAAGTCCAGGGAGTCGATGGCTTCGGCGCACGACTGGCAGTCATAGAGCACCACGTCGATGGCCACACCATTGAGTTTCCAGCAGGCCACGATGCGATCCGAAGTGGACTCACCGTAGAAGCTGTACATGCGCGCTTGGAGGCCAGCCTGCTTGAGGATGGCGTCGATCTGTAGGGACGGTGTGCCCACTACGATGATGTCAATGTCTTTGGGTTTGACCCCAAAGAAGATGTCACGGGCACAGCCACCCGCGATGATGCACTGGACGCCCTTGCTCTGGAGGTGCTCCAAGAGGTCGAACGCTGCCTGAAGGGAGGCGCGGTTAATCATAAAGTTTCTCCATTGTCAAGGGCGAAAGCCCGCAGAGGTGCGGAAACTTGAGCGTTCCTGGGGCACATGCGGGCTATCAGTGAGGGGATTTAGCGGTCGATCTTGGCGTCAGCCTTGAGCCACGCCTGGACATCGAAGGACGGGCAGGCTTTGCCTGGGTCCAGCTCTCGGTGCCCTACGACCTTGGCGCCCGGATAGGGAGCCTCCCGGCCAGCTCGTAGAGCCCACAGGAGGGAACTCAGGGAGGCGAACTGCTCGGGTGTGAAGTTGTTCTCTGGCTTGCCGGAAGCGTCGATACCACCGGCCATGCAGATACCCAGGGACTCGCTGTTGTGTCCCTTAACGTGGGACCCTACGACATCCTGGGGGCGACCGTTCTCTACGGTCCCATCGCGGCGGATGATGAAGTGGTAGCCCACATCGAGCCATCCTTGCTGGCGGTGCCACTGGCGAATCTCGCGCAGGCCGATGTCCATGGTGGGCTTGGTGGCCGCACAATGAACCACGATGTACTTGGTGGCTGTCCGGGGCTTGAACTGAACGCGGGCCATTAGTCACCTCCCTTGGCAATGAGGATGCCAGCGGGGATCGGTGTGCCCTTCTCTTTCAGCCAGGCCGAGGGGATCAGCTTGTCAGCGAACTGGAAGCCGTTCTTCTCGCACCACTCCGCATAGGTCGTTTTGGACCCCTTGTAGAGCTTCGCTCGGGAGGATGAGAAGACGAACCGGATGTCCAGCTCGGGGTGTTGCTCACGGATCAAGAGGTGCTTCTTGCGGTCCTCGACATCGAAGATGCCCTTGGATTCCACAATGATTCCGTTCTTCAGCACGAAGTCAGGCGTGTATTTTGCGTCCCGCTGGGGGACTACATACTTGAGGTGGTACTGCTCGAAGGCTACCGGGATACCAGCAGCCTCCAGTTGAGCGGCGATCTTTTCCTCCAGACCCGAGCGGTAAGCAGTTGCTACCTTGCCTGCTGCCGACTTAGCGGCATACGCTCGGCTCCGTGCGGTGGCCATTAGAAGTCGCCATCACCCGAGTCGGATTCGTCTTCTTCTTCGCCATCCCAGGATTCTTCCTCGCGGGCAGGCTTGCGGGTGGCCTGGCCTTCGGAAGCGACATAGCCGTCTTCTTCCTCGCCTTCCCAGCCACCTTCGGAGCCACCGAACTCGACCAGCTTGGTCAGCATGAAGCTGTCCAGTTGGAGCTTGACGGATGCACCGGCCACGTTGGACCAGCCGTAGGCCAGCATGGTGAAGCGGACCTTGCCCTCGGAACCACCGGAGATGTTCGGGACATCCACGATGACCTTGCCCTTGGCGTCAACCACCTTGATGGGCTTCATAATGACCTTCTCGTCGCGCTCATAGCGGTCGTAGCTGGAGAAGCGGAAGGTCACGGTGCCGTCATCATTCTCGATGAACGGGAGGTCGCCCTGGTAGGGAGCCTTCGGCGGCTTCTTGCCCTTCGGGGTGACCGGGGGATTCTTCTTGTACTCAGCCAGGCGGGCTTTGTAGTCGGCATCATAGAGAGCCGTGATCTTGTCCATCAGCGGCTGTGCCTTCGCACGGTCCACGGTCAGGTTGACCTTGTACTTGCCACGCTCGGAAGCGAAGGAACCAGTGCCGAAGTCGGCCTTGGCGATGTAGCAGTAGGGCTCGACGGTGCCGATGGGGGTGAACAGGTATTCACGTTTCTGGAACGAACTCATTGGAACTCCTTTGGTCTATTGGGGTTGCGGGTACTCCGCTTTGAGTGAGGGTTTTTGGGCTGAGCGTTACTGTCACGAAGCAGGCCGACCACGAAGATCGCCAGTACGATGACCCAGTAGGCCAAGCCCGAGGTGGCTGGTGTCACTGGAAGCGGACCTCGGCGCGCTCAGTCGCCAGATACTCGTGGTTGATCTTGATGGCCATCTGCTCGCTGGCATTGCGCCGGAACAGCTTGAAGGTGCCGTAGACCACTGGCTTGAAGTGCTCCATGAGGAAGTCCTTCTTGAAGCGCCAAGTCTCGTGCTTGATGTGCGCCGTAGGGGCGCCCTTGGGGTCCAGCTTGTCCTGCTTCTCGGCTCGTTCGATCAAAGCAGTCTCGACTACCTCACGTTGCCGCTCGGTCATCGCGTAGTTGAACAATGCACCGGCCAGACCGGAGCCTTTGGTGGCCGCGAAGTTCCACAGGTGGAGGAAGCCATCGGGTTTACTGCGGGTGTTGCCTTGGGCGAGTCTCATGGCCGCATCGCCAAGGCGAACAAGACGCCGGTTAGAAAGCACAGGCTCAGGGCCATTTGGTGTTCCATCTATCGGTACTCCTTTTGAGGCACGTTGCCGCCTTTCCCGCACACCCAAAGGGTCACGCAGGGGATCAGGTTGATGCAGACGCGCTTGTTGAACGATGAGTAATGGGCGCCGATCCAGAGACCGCGCCAGTTGAATAGCAGTCCGGCCTTCACTGCGGGCTCACCACAGGACGCACACGGTCAACCTCGCCGTACTCGGCTTCGGCTACTTCGAGGGCCTCATCGAGACTCTCGGCCCACACGGGGACTTCCTCCGCGCGCCCATCCAGGGTCACGGTGGCTTTGTATTGCTTCAGGGACATCAGAGGACTCCTTGAGAAATCAGTTGGTCCACCATTGCGGCTGGGTTGCCGTGGCGGTTGGTAATGAAGGCGTCGAAGCGGTGGCCATCGAGAGCCGTGTCGGAGACGTGGGGAGCCGGGTCGTCCACCTCTGGGATGTACCAGTCGCGGGCAATGCGAACGGTCTTGGCGCCCATGCGGACCAGCTCGTCGTACTCGTTGGGCAGGCGCATATCGGTGACCACCACGAGGTCCACTGCGGGATCGAGGAGGCCATCGAGGATCGAGGTGACCCCGAGGTTCAACCAGCGGTCGGGCTGCTGGCAGTGCTCACGGATGAACTCGGTGCCATACATCTGGGCGTGCCAGCGGGGCGTCCGAGGGGCGTAGCGGTTCAGCCAGGACCCAGTGGTCTTCAGCCAGTCCTTGTAGGGGCTGCGGGGCAGCGAATCGAGCGCCAGGGAGGCGAACGCCTTGTCCTTGTCGGACGTGTGCATTGCCTTCTCGATGCCCTTGGCGATCTCCGAGTCGTGGGCCAGCACGGAGGCCACCTCACGCTTGAGGATGTCCGCAAAGGCGACCCGATGAGTCCTGAGGTTCAGGCGGGCCTCGATGTGGTCAATGAGGGTGTCCTTGCCAGACTTCCCTCGGCTGCTGTTGAGGGCGAGGATTGGCTTAGACACGGACGACATCCTCAGGCTTGCGGAAGATCGAAGTGACTACCCGGCCTCCTCGGTTGTAGGTCTCGTAGACCACCTCAACGGTCTCAGGGAGGACCCGTAGGACCCGGCCTACCGTCATCCGGTTTGTTCCACGAACCCCGCAGAACACCACGCTGTCATCCTCACGAAGTTCCTTGTTCAGGATGTCCTTGTGCTCAGCCACGGCTCAGGACCTCCTTCAGGCGAGCCCACAGGAGCGCACAGCGCGGCCAGTTGCCTACATAAGGAACCAGCTTCAGGCGACCCAGGCGGGAGGCGGTCTCGCAGAGGCCCTTGGTGACCAAGAAGGTCTCACCGGAGCGCTCGTCAATCAGGACACGGTTGAACTCAGCGGTCTGGACGTAACGAATCTCGCGGTCTACGCGAACGCTATAACGTAGCTTCGGGATGCCACGGCTGTGATGCAGGAAAGTTGTGCTCATGTGGGAACGCTCCTTGTGATCTGGTTGGGAATGTTGGTCAGCGGTAGGTCCGCTTTGAGTGAGGGTTTTAAATCTCACCCGCCGATTCCCGAGGCCCAGAAACGACAAAAGGCCGACCTTGTTAGGGCCGACCTTCTGTTTCGCTCAGGGAGCGCGGTGGTAGATAAGACTCGCTACTTGCGGTAGTCGAACATCAGCAGGAACATCACAAGGGCCACGACGCCACCCGTTATGAACCACTCACGGAAGTTGAGTGTGTTGAGGTAGTCCAGGGTGGCGACGAAGGCGTCCATGTGGTTACTCCTTGGTGGTCGGGTCCGAGATTCCCCGCCAGCGGTTGAACGTAGGGTGGCGCAGGCTACCATCCTTGTAGCGCTCCATGAAGGCCACCTCAACGGCCCAGGATGCGTATGGGTTCGAGTCAGCGTTGGCTACAGCAGCAGTGAACTCATCTTTCTGGTCCTGAGTGAGTCCACAGGCATTCACCACAGTGCCATCCTCCAGCAGGACCTCGAAGCCAATCACCTTGCCCTCGTTGGCCAGCCCTGGGGTGCCCCACACCAGACCTACCACCTTTCCGTCGATTGTGTCATCAGGCTTCATCTTCCACTGGCCGACCTTCTTGCCTCGGCGCCAGATGGCATTGGGGTCCTTCAGTACCAGCCCCTCCTCACCAGCGGTTCGGCGGACTTCGTAGAGGGCCTGAAGGTCCTCCAGGGTGAACACGTCGAGCGACTCCATGACCACCCACTTGATCTGGGGGACGTGCTTCTGGAGCAGGCCCACCATGGCCTCAACGTGGTACTTCATCACTGCATGGGTGACCTCGTGATCCTCACCGGACTCGATGGTGGCCAGAGGGACCACGGCGAAGACGTGAACTTCGATGGTGCTCAGGTCGAGCGCCTTGGACTTGCGCCGAAGGTTGCCTGCGGTGACCTCAGCGGGGAACCCAGGGGTCACGATCTCGGCTTGGACCATGAAGCCCTCAGGGTAGATGCAGCGGTCGTCATTGAGGAGCTTGTAGAAGCCGCTCCCGACCAACGCCTCGACGCTTGCTGCTTGCAGCGCAGGAAGTAGCTTGCCGGCACGGCTAAGAAAGACATCGTAGTAGCCATACCGGATCGCATCACGGGATACGCAGAGGTTCAACTGAACGCCATCCTTCTTGGTGTCAGCGATCAGGTAGCGATCAGCCAGGACCTTCTCGATGGCTCCCTGGGAGAACGGAACGGGCTGCGCTGGGTTGGTCTTGAGGATTACTTCTTGTGCAGCCATGTTAGTTCCACTCCTGGCGGGTTTGACGTTTGGTCTTGTTGAGCTTGCAGCGACGTGCCCGGTGCTCAGCGATTTCCTCGAAGGAGCGGCGGACGGTGGTTCTCTTGGTCATCTTTGCTACGTTATTGCATTGCATTGCGTTTCTCCTTGTGTTCGTAAGGTTTGGGCGACTGGCGCCCGCCCTTAGGCGAACGCGAAGTCAGATTTGAGGATCAGTTGGATGTCGAGGGTGCCCATCACCGGAATGGCTGGCATCTTCTCAAGTTGGGTTTCGTGTAGCTGGTCCATGAACTGCTCTCTGAAGTCAGCCAGGACATCGTTGTTCTCGTAGGTCTCGACCATGGTTTCTCTGACGGCTCTGAACATCGCCCCGGCTTTCGCTGGGATGGTGCCAAAGGAGTCATGGATCAGGGCGAAGAAGGTCACGCCATACGCCTCGTGGGCCTTCACTACGGTCTTTCTCAGGTGGCTCCCGTCCTGGGAGTGGACGAAGTTGGGGGACACGCCAGATTCCATCTTCTTGGGGTCCAGCTCCTTGCTGTCTCTGACATTTACCGTTGCCTCCATGCGGTGAGTCCCGAGGAACATCAGGTCGATCCGTCTCTTTTCGGGCTTGAAGTATTCCTGCCACACCGGGAAGCCATCGGGTGTGACCCAGTGGACCGCCATGCAGGGCTTGAGGACCTCCTTGGTCTTCTTGTCCTTCACCTCAGCAGCCATCAGCTTCGCGGCAGACTGGAGCCAGTTCATCGCGCCCACTGCGGCCACCACCACCACACCCACCGAGTCCCAGATGTGCTTCGCCAAGTAGCGAGCGAACTGGTCTGGCTTGGTGAACATGGTGCCCTCCCCGCTATCCACGGCTGGGCGGATGATGTCCTCCATGAGCTGATCGCTGAAGCCGTACTCCTTGGAGCCATACGGCAGGGTCATCACGGAGCGCTTGGTCACCTTTCGGGTCACTCCGTAGTCCTGCCAGCCTTTAGCGAGGGTTTTTGTGCCCAGGGTGAGGACATCGCGGGTCTCCCCGGTCTTCTTGTCGGTCACCAGTTCGAGCTTGTTGTCCTCCCCGTTGAGCAGGTCCCAGGCGATCCGCTTGTTCACCTCATCGGCAACCAGCTTGTAGATGTCCTGTACGGCCTCGCTGGGGACCAGATTGACCGCCTTGCCGCCGCGCTCATCCCGCAGCATCGCGGAGAAGTGCTGGATGCCCGAGCAGCTCCCGTCGAAGGCCACCGGCAGCGCCGAGACCCAGGAGTCCCCGTGCTCCATCACACCGGCCCACTCGAAGCAGAACGCCAGGAAGCAGAATGGTGAGTCCATGCCCATCCACTCGGTACAGCCCAGCGGGTCCTTCGCACACTCAAGGATCAGCTGGGTGTTCTCCTCGACCCACTTGAGGCGCTCGTTGAAGTCCACCTTGTCCACGCCAGCGGTGTTCGCCCCGTGAATGGCCAGCCACTTGCGCCCCTCAGGACCGATCGGTTCACCGTGAGCCGCCATCAGGAGGCCCTTGGTCATGTCGTTGCCCTGGGGATTGAACATCGGCAGTGCGTAGACACGGCCACGCCAGTCCATGTTGTAGGGGAACCAGATGGATTCGAACTCGGAGAACTTCTTGGCTTGCTCAAGGATGAACTCGAAGCGGAGCCGTCTGGAGGTCCTTGCGCGCTCCCTGCGGTACAGGGCGGACGCTTGGCGCTTCCACTGCTTGAGGAGGTCCGGGTCGTCGTCCATGCCCTCGATGCGCTCGGGTAGGTCTTCCTTCTCGGCACTCGGGAAGTCCGCGATAGGTACATGCTTCCAGCTCGCCAGGGCATCCGCCACTTCGAGGACCTTGCGGTTCACCGTCCAGGGCGTCTCCTGGGCCAGATTGACGGCCTTGTAGACCTCTGGCATGTGGACATCGCGGTAGCGCTCCAGGGCTCGCTTGGTGCGGACCCGGATGAAACTCACCGGCTTGCGGCCCTGCGCCCAGTAGCCACCACCCTTGATGCCGACCCACTTTTTCGGTGGGACCACACAAGGCTGGAACACTGGGGCAATCCCCGAGAGGTTGAAGGCGCGCTCACCGAGCTTTGCGGCCCACTCAGGGTGGATCGCCACGGTCTCGCAGTCCTTGGAGATGTGCCCGGCGTTCTCACGCTGGACCACGATCAGCTCGGAGGACTCGATGAGTATCTCCATGAGCTTGATGCCCACTTGGAACTGGCGGTCCTTGCCTACATCGGCGCGGTCGGTTTCCCAAGGGGTCCAGTGGCTACCCAGCTCGCCAGCTTCGAGCATCTTGGCCTCAACGGCCTTCATGTACTCGCGCTTGTAGAGGTGGCCATTGCGCTTGTCCAGGGCTGGCCGGATGAACTTGCGGAAGTGGTTGGCTTCCTCGTCCCTGATCCTCCCGAATCTGAGTTCGTCTTCGACGGCTCCACCGACTGCGATGGCTACCTTCTGGACCGTAGCGCCCACACCAGAGGACGCCAGGATGCCCAGGACCCGCTTGATGGTGACCACTGCGGCCACCTCAGGGCTGAGCTTGCGGAAGTCCTCGATGGCCACATGCTTGCGGCGCACCTTGGTGTTCTGGTGGTCCAGCCACTCGTTGTAGCGGTTGACGAACCGAGGGACCAGGGCCTCAAGGAGCGGCTTTGCTGGCTGGGTATCGGCGTACTCGCCGTTCTCGATGGACCGCTCCAGGTTCTTTAGGAATCGCGCCTCCCCGAGTTCATACGCTTCGTGCTCCAGGGACAATTGGAGGGCGGCAAGGTCCTCTCCGTGCAAGCGGCTCAGTACCTCGAAGGCACGGGGCGACTGCTTGATGTCCGAGAAGTCGTGCTTTTGTGGCAGAAGGATCGACATCTATTCTTAATCCTATAGTCAATAGAAAACTTAGAGAGAACTCACAGAGAAACTCAGGGAGGACTTAATGTTTTCCCTGGGGCATCTCTAAGTAGTGAGGGTTTTTAAATCAGGCGTCCTCTTACGGGTGACTTGTCTGTATATCCATCCAGTTACTTCGTCACCTCGATGCGGCCCATTACGTCCGCCATCTGATAGATGAAAACCTTCACCTCTTGGTCATCGGTGGTCTGGGAGATGCTTAGCGTGGCTTGCGGACCCGCTGAGATGTCCATGGAGAGGGCCTCGATCCGCTTATTCCCGGTGGCCTCCCCGATGGCGAAGTAGGTTGACTGCGGCTGAGCCCGGCCTGGGATGTTGGCGTAGAATTTGATGGAGCTAATGTCCATTGAGTATCACTCCCGTGTAGAGAACATTTGAGAAATCACCATGCTCCGTCCAGGCGCGTTTCGCGTTCTGGGCATGGGCCTCAAGGATCGCCTTACGCTTGACGTAAAGCCGCTTGAGGCACTGCATAGTGTTCTTCCTCTCAGCCTCCAGATCAACGGGATTGATTGACTTCAGCTTCGATTGGTGGTAAGTTCGGCCCAACTCCACGAGTAAACGCTTCAACTGCGTGTCGAGGGTCACGAGTTGCTTCAGGGTCTGAACTTGCGAGCCCAGCAGTGGTCCCTTACGTTGCATTGGATTTTCTGTTAACATTGCATTCAGCCTGCTTGACTTTTGGAGCCTTCATTATGCCAGCCAAGTCCCTTCTCAGCGTTCAGATTCCCCAGGGGACACTCGCAGCAGCACTCAAGGACTACGACAAGGCTTGCGCCCAGGTAGACCTTGAGAGTACCGACTGTGACGATGAGCCAGACTTCTTCACTGGCGATGAGCAATACGCCCTGTATGAGTGAACCTCAGGGTCGCAAAGTGCTCCAGAAGACAAGAAGGTTCCGGGCTCCCTCGGTCACTGGCAGACCGTAGTGCAGGAAGCGTGACCCCTGGAACAACATGGCGTGCCCTACAGGCAACTGGGGCACCTCGAAAGCCTCCCCGAGCCCTTGCGGCTTCACCATCGTCCCGCCACCCTTGTGATGATCCGTCAGTGCCACCACGAGCGTGATGTCTGAATCCTCATCGTGGTGCCAGTGCCCATGCGCGGTGTTCTCCGGCGTGTACTGAGCGAACTGGATGGACTGCATGAACTTCGGCTCAAGACCGTACAGCACAGCAGCCAGGGGCTTTACCACATGCAGGAATAGCGAGTGCAGGCATTGATGCAGGCTCGGGCAGTTGTCTTGCAGGGTAATCTCAGGGATTTGCACCAGGGCATCCTCCTCCCCGTTCACCTCGAATGACATCAGCGCGACCTCGTTTAGCAGGTCATCGACGTACTCAGGGCGCAGGAAGGGGAACGAATAGACTCCTGAGGTGAACGGGGTGCGCTTATTGACTCGACCATGCTCTTTCACGGCCAGCCAGAGCGGTTCGGCCCAATCCTCACGTTGCCCAAGGTCATCCAGGGTCAGCCCATGGCGATCCTCAGCGGCTTGCGCCATCTGCTCGAACACGGGAACCAGGGGCTTGATGGTGGGGTGCAGCTTGTCTTTCGAGGGGATGGCCGTAGAGGCTTTAAGCAGGACATGCGGGGACATTGGGTCTTCTCCTTTGCATTGCGTTGACGTTCTCTTGCGTTGACGCGAACAGCGTCACGTTTGTGGCGGCAATAATATGACCGTGCGTAGGTACCGCATAGGTCCGTTCGTCGCCCCTTGGGAGCAACGCTTGTTCCAGATCAAGAAACTGTCTCCTGAAGAACAGGTTCCAGGCGTCCAGCACGGCCCTCCTCAGGCTGTGGCCTACGGTGCGCCCTTGGCGATCAAGGAACTGGAAGTACCGCCGACCGTGCGAGTCGCGCATTACGGACACTCGGAGCCACGGTCTTCTTCTGCGGTTCATCAGGTACGCACTGTGACCCTGGCGGATAGCCTGCTGCATGGCCTCAAGGACATCGAGCTGGACTTTGGGTGAAGCGAAGGCGGTATGGGAGACAGGCGCGCATCTTCTCTTGGATGTCGTCATGCTTGCGTTTCCTTACGTTGCTTTACGTTATGACTCGACTGGTGAGTCCAGCGGAGCCCTCTCGGTGACGCCTTAGGAGGGCTCGACTTGAATCACGAGTAGACCAGCCCATCGTCGCCCAGGTACAGGTCGATGTTCCCAAAGGTATTTGCAGCATCCGTCAGCTTGTTCCCCAGCTCACCCAGGCCACGGCCCCAGAAGCCCGCACCATGCCCACACCGGGTCAGCCAGAAGTCATGCCCAGCGAGTTCCCAGGCGCTGTAGCCACCAGGGTGGAACTGGCGTTCCTCGACGTACTGGGTGAGCAGGTCACGGGCATAGGCCAGGAAGTCATTGCACTCCGATCTTCTCTTTTCGAGTTCACCGGGGCCAAAGGTTTCGCCTTCCAGGCTCTCGACATCCTCCCCGCTCTCTGGGTCAGTCGATGAGGAAGACCAGAGGGCGGCCTGGATGTAGCCTTGCAGGAATAGGTCGTCAGAATGTCTCATTGCGTTCACCTTATTGGCTTGCGTTGCGTTGAGGTGTGGAGAGGCCCCTTTGGGACCTCAATGTACTGGCTTGATTGATCGTGTGGTGCGCCCTATGGACTTGGCGTAGGACTTCGCCTCGCTGTAGCTCAGGAAATACTTCGTGAATCCCTTTGCGATGTCGATCTTGTACATCAGAGGGCCTCCAGGGCACTTGCGGATTCCACCAGGGAGTGACTTGCGAAGGCGCGCTCAGCACCGTCGAGGCCATAGAGGCCCACAATGGTTAGCGCGAGGGTGTACGCGAGGAGGGCTTTCATCACTCAGCCTCCACGCAGTCAACGTAGGACCGGGAGACTTCCTCCAGGGCATACCATGCGAGCGCATTGAAGACTTGCGTGCGGTCGGCACTGCGAGGATTGACCAGCGCGTCAAACACTTCGTCCGCCGATGTGCCCTTGAGGCAACTGAAGCCAGCGATGAGAGTGAAGCCAGATGACTCGCCAAGGTCCTGCGCCATGACGTTAGCCATGCACAAGAGGTCCTGCTTGAGCCTTGCGGTGAACTTGACCGTATCGACGTAGTAGATGAACCCACTGAAGCCACTATCGGCCCCGTGGTTCACTACGTCCTCAGCCAGTTCCTTGAACGATGCCCAGCCGCCAACTTGACGGACTACGGCACGGATTACCCTTTCGGATAGGTGGGATTTCTCAGTGAAAGCCTTGAGAGTTCTCATGTTGTGTTTTCCTTGCGTTGCGTTATGGGCCATGCCCTTTGCCAGCCTGCTGGCCTTTGGGCACCCTTGCGTTTCATTAGTAGAGCTTTCTGTGTTGCTTTACTGGTATGCACCCTGGGTTTCCCTCAAGGTGCATCACCGCTAAATCATCACAAAACAGTGCATCTTTGCGTTGGTGGTACACACAACTGTGTCTTATCTACGGATTGTTAAAGAGCGGGTCTTGCTGGCCTCCTTAGGTTTCCCTTTGGAGTGGCGCCCATCTTACACTGACCAGACCTTTTGTCAACCTTTTCGTTTCATCTCAATGCCTGCCGGTCTTACATGAGGTTCCGCGAGCCGTGCATCCCTATCGTGTCGAGTCCTTGAGCGCGGCCCATTGCCGTGCCTGGAGACCCAAGATTGTCGGGTGCCTTATAGGCGGTCTATCTGGTCATCAGTGTTAAAGAGCGGCTCCAGCGATCCGGGTTAGGCCCTTTCCGTCTGGAGTGGCGCCATCTTATCAACTGTAGGGATTCTGTCAACCCTCTAAGGGCAACTTTCTTTCGAAAGACATCCTTAGGCCCACTGAGAGGTGATCAGACTATATAGGGCAGATAACAGCCCTCCCTCTGAGCCATCCCTTAGGCCCTACCCTGGGCCATCCTTAGGGCAGTGGCATGAGGTGTCTCCCTGGTGTCTCTCCCTGGGATGACCTTAGGGCCTCTCCCTGGGATGACCTTAGGGCCTCTCCCTGGGCAACATGAGGATAGGTCATGGCATTAGGTGGGAACATGAGGAGGACTCAAGGTGGGCCTACAGATAGGAACACATAGAGACCACTGGATGCCCATACAGTATCCCTAAGGCCCCAATGGCCACCCTCAGTCCACCCAATGCTGCCCCAAGGCCAGTAGTTCAAAGGGAACTCATCAGGTTGAACCCAGGGAAAACCCTTAGGAATCAATGAGTTACGATGGGTACTGGATGGATGGACAGTGGTTGCCCCAGGGTGCCCATGAGGCCCCTACGGGGGGTCAGCCCCTCGGTTCTTCTATGAGATGCCCTCTCAGATTTTTCTCTCAGATTCTCATCAGGTTCCCCTTGAGGGCACATGAGGCAACGAGAGGATCGACTCCCTAAGGTGCTCAGGAGGGCACCAGAGAGGCTCAGCATGAGGTTTTCTCAGGGTGGGCAGTAGGTTGGCTAAGGGTAGCTCTGGGAGGGCCTATTTGGTGGAGTGGTAACGAACCAAATAGGCGGGCGTGGCGGGGTCACAACTGGGTTACAAGGAGTTCACAAACCAGTCACAAGTGAGTCACAACTTCTGCTATAATGCCCATGCCACGGGGCTTCCAGAAGTTTCATCGCAACTACACCTATAGAAAAAGTGGCCCGCGCAGATTAAGGCGGGCCGAAAGATTACAACTTCGCGAGGG